TTGACTCCTCGGTAATAACAAGTGGTGTTTTCGCGTTGGGCAGTGGATGGGTAAATGGTGCCTTCGTCACCCGTCTGAGCTAGGAGGCGGGCTGAGGCGTTCCACAAAAGAACGGCCGGGGTTGGTGCAGTGACAGTAAGACCTCCAACATTGGCCGGGTCGGCAGGAAAAGTTGTACTGCCTAACATGGTGTCCCGCTTTTTGTGGCTGACTAGATTCAGGATTGATCGGCGAGGCATTTTTCGGGCGGTGCGTGAGGGGCGTCGGGAACGAGACTTGCGGATCGTTCTTTTGGTGGTCGATCGGCGATTCCTTCTCGGTGAACGCCTCTTCGCGGTGTAACGTCGGCGTCTTGGGGCCATGGCAAATTAGGCAGCAGGTGTGTCGGGCGTGGGAAAGGAAATCAAGACACCGAGTAGGGCCAGTGGCGTCATGCAGGGGGTTGTGTGGAAAGCAGAGGGTGTAAGACGGATGAATTACTTTACACCCTGGGGCGTGAACAGTGCGGCTGGGGGCGGACAGATATTGCTCCATGCTTACGGAGCTAAGGGGAGGAACACAGGTATATATAGTCGAGGGTGTGTCCTGTGTCCTGTGGTATAATATTACTTTGACCACAGGACTTCGGGACACTCTTTATGCCTCCCCAAAATGGATTATTCATCAACTCGCGATACAAGCTCGTCACCTATTCCCAGTGTGGAAACCTTGATGAGTGGACTGTTGTGGACCGCTTTGCACAATTGGGAGCAGAGTGCATCGTGGGGAGAGAGTTACACGCTGATGGAGGAACTCATCTCCACGTGTTTGCAGACTTCGGACGCAAGTTTAGAAGTCGAGACGCACGCATTCTCGATGTGGGAGACAGGCACCCGAATGTTGTCGCTTCTTGGGGAACACCTGAGGAGGGTTACGACTACGCAATCAAGGACGGAGATGTGGTGGCGGGCGGGCTCGCAAGGCCGGAGTCGAGCCGAGGTAGCAATGGGGCAGATGCTAATCGGTGGGCTAGAATTGCGGATGCGGGAGATCGAGAAGAGTTTTTCGCTTTGGTGCGAGAACTGGATCCGAAGACGTTTGTCACTCGAATCAAGGACCTTGAGTACTTTGCAGACCGGCACTATCGATCCATCCCTGCTCCATATGAGTCCCCCGCCGGAATTAGCTTTGTCGATGACGGCACTGATGGAAGATCTGAGTGGGTACTCCAATCTGGTATTGGAATGGGAGAACCATACATAGGTAAGTCTTTTCCAATGGGCGGAGCGGAGGAAAAAAGGCCGGGGGGTGTCCGCAATGCACCTCGCTCGCCCTACCGGGCTTCGTCAGCTCGGCACAAAGCTCTCGTGCTAACGTTTTTAGGCAGAAGAAAGAGCTTGTGCGTGTACGGTGCAAGTCGATTGGGCAAGACTCTCTGGGCCCGATCACTTGGCCGACATGTTTACTTTTGTGGACTTTTCTCAGGAAAAGAATTGATCAACAATTTGGACGTTGATTATGCCATATTCGACGATATGCAGGGGGGAATTGGTTTTTTTCATGGGTGGAAAAATTGGTTTGGGTGTCAGCTGAACTTCCAAGTCAAGCAGATGTACAGGGATCCGGTTAATGTCACATGGGGCAAGACTTGCATCTGGTTATCTAATGATGACCCGAGGGACAGTATGAAGAACAGTGATATTGAGTGGATCAACGAAAATTGTATTTTTGTGGAAGTTACAGCGCCTATTTTTCATGCCAATACACAGTAGAAGTAGGAATCCAATCTAAATGCTCCGCCTCATCATCTGAATTCCCAATGATAATATCCATGATATACAAATCCCCCATTCCAGGCTTTCCAGTAGTAGATACATAAGACGGGGATAAATTCCCGCCGATTTCTTTGTCATTGTAAACAATATTCTTATTAATGCCATGCCAAAGTGGATAGGTCTTCACAACACCGGAGTCGTTGCCGCTGCGAACCTGAAACACCTTATCATACTTCGTGGTGATTCGTGTGGTATCGATTGGTGCAGTGATTGGGTCAAGCCAATCTTGCGGTGAGACTGTGAGGTCGTTTATCCCTAGACCTCTAAACACAGTAGAGTAGAGTGCGGCAACTGACGCGAAGGGGAGGGCGACAGCGACGCGTTGATAACGTTCGCGATTGTTTACATCAAAAAATGCAAGGGTACGGTCCATGTCAACACCAGGGATTGGACCTTTGAAATTAAAAATAATACGCCTCCAACGCCACGCGGAGGAACCAGTAGTCCGAACGGTGATTGCATCTTTGACTCCTCGGTAATAACAAGTGGTGTTTTCGCGTTGGGCAGTGGATGGGTAAATGGTGCCTTCGTCACCCGTCTGAGCTAGGAGGCGGGCTGAGGCGTTCCACAAAAGAACGGCCGGGG